CATAATATTGTTTCTGGAGACGGGAAAATGTAGACATTGCAGAGTCCATATCCCAGTCATCAATACCTAAGAACTTAAAATAGTTCCATATAGCCTGCTCCCATGTAACTGTCGGTACAATCTGCTTTTGTGCATTTACCCAGGCAAACAAGAGGATATTCTCAGCGTTGACCTGGTAAATCTTAGGTACTATACTCGTGCATTCCTTTCGTTTCGGCATAATAACGCTCTCTCTGTTTATATTTACTCATCTCTCCGATCTGATAATATCTTTGTTGTATTCTATGTTGTTTGTTCAATGTGCTACTCCCCAAATGGTCAATCTGAACATTAGTGAACAAACCGTGTTTTACCCCTGCTGCCTTTATTTGTAAAGCATAAAGATTATCTGAAAACCAAAAGCTGACAGTCTCGTCCAGAGAACCTATCTTCTCTAAAACATAATCATCTAAAAAGATACACCAACCATTCATCCCGTTTTCTATTGTATAACTATCATAAACTTTGTTCCTTTCAAATTTCTGCCTGCCCTCTAGTGCTGATGCTGAATGATAACCATTAGCCACCATGTAATCACCGATGTCAGACCATCCCGGATGAAAGATCAGGTCATTATTTGCAAGTATGTGAATGTCATTCTTTACATATTTAAGTCCTATGTTTAAAGCTCTGTTATAGTTAAACGCTCCATTGTATTCAATGATCTTATCAACATCATACTTATACGGGTTGCCTGTTTCAATGATAATGATATTAAGTTCCGCCCCGTCCTGACGTGCCGTATCAATACATTGATGAGTCACCGGGATAAGTGCCGGGGTGCTTTGTGATACTATGATAAGGTCATAGGTCAATTTACAAACTTTTTAGTTATATATCCGTTTTCTCTTGCTTTAGGAATCATATCATTAAGTTCACTTGGAATAAAATAAACAGTACCCTTATTCCCTAATTTATATCCCTTTATGCGCCCATATTTACACCATCTCCATATTGTAGAACGACATATACCTAATCTTTTCGCTAATTCATCTTGAGTAATGGGACATTCACTTTGAAAACTAAATAACCAATTAAATTCATTATCTGTCATAGTATATAATTTTCCGAAGTTTGATTAAGTCCAATATGTCGCATCTCCAAGTCTTTAAGATAGCAAGGTCTGTAAGTATGTAGTCTGTAATACCTGCCTATCATCTCATCACCGGCTTTCAGATGCCTGAACTCTTTACATAGTATCCGGCAAACAGATTGCGGTATCAACTGAAAAGCCCCGCCCGTATGTGAAGTAAACTCTACATTGTAACCTTTCATATTTGAACGGTGGAGTATCTTCGGATAATAAGCAGCATCAATATTCAGATCCACCGGAGAGCAGACATAACGATCACCATTTAACTCATAAAACCGTAACATCTTATTTATTATATCTTCAGTCACCGTTTCAATGTCATTGTCCAGTTTAAGAATGAAGTCATAATCTTTAAGTTGATCACAAGCCTCTCTGAAAGCATAAGCAATACCAAAGTTTTTGCCAAGTAGTATACGATTGTAATTTATCAGCCAGTCATCAGTGCCGTCTGTTGATCCATTGTCAATAAACAAATGATAATCTACTCCAGTCTTGGAATAGAATGATTCAACTGTCTTCTTTGTTAAGTCCAGCCTGTTATATGTTATCGTTACGGCGGCTACTGTCATACATCGTAAACTCCTGGTAAGTGTAAAACATAATATTCACCTGCATCCACCTTTGCGTAATTCTTAAACTCCCTTAACTGTGCAATGAAATAAAAGTCATGAGCATAACCGTCATGATCCCATTTTACATCCAACTTTTTATGGCATATATTTGAAGTCCCATGCATTCCTATCTTCGTTATGTTACAGGGATTTGAATACCACTGGTCCGCTTTAGGCATATAACGGATATCTTCAAACCATACCCAGTCATAACCATTTAGTTTGTCATTCAACCCCTGTAAGTGATTCACTCCGAACATATCGTCAATATCAAGGTAAGCAATAAACTCTCCCCTTGCTTCTGTTATTCCCTTATTTCTTGGATCACCTGACCACATCTTTCCTTTAGGAATAAGAAATGTCCTGATACGTGGATCATCATATTCACTCATAATGTCAATAGTCTTCTGGCAGCCATCAGCAACAACGATGATCTCAAAGTCTTCAAACGTCTGTTCTAATACAGAATTAACAGCCCGGATGATCTTCTTATCCCTGTTCTCGGCTGCCTTGCGATATTCGCCTAAAAAACTCGGTGTTATGATAGTAAACTTCATTCAATATAAATATATCCTCCACAAATAAATGTAAGAGGATTTGTTACCCATATAGGAGGAATACATTTGATTTCAATATAATCACCAGCAGCCAAAGGAATTGATAATGCTGAATTTGTAAATATCCTTTCATTTGCAGATACTGATAAAGTAGAAATCAAATAATCGGTTGTATTATTTACCCTTACATACATACTCACCGCTTCTGCTGTTCCTGCTGTTCCCGCATAGGTATAAATCTCTGCTATCTTTAGAGTACCTGGTTTGCGAATATAAATCTTATTCTGTCCTGCCGTGGTTGTTATTGCAGCTGGTTTCATCCCGAAATAAAACGGGGTAGTATCAGCAGGGGAGCTTGTCAATGCCTGAACATTTATAGCATATCCCTGTGGCGAAGGAGCAACGTAAGTCCATCCGGTAGCATCATTGTTATAATAAAGCAATCCGCCGGAAGCCACATCCCCTTTCCATATTATAGTCTCTACAGATGAAACATCATATTTTATTGTAACATTTTGCAAGACAGTGTCAGTATTGTATATAGAAATTGTATCTACAATATACCAGTGTGAACTTGCGGGAGCAGTTAATATATCAACATCAGTTGTCCCGTTACTTGTTGTCAGTAATCGTGAATGAATAAATGTAGTTGACGTTATATCTCTATAACTTACTGCTATCTGTAAGGCATTTGCCGTATGTGCAGCCCCTAACTTAATTTGAATCGTGTCTGTACTGTTTAATATTATCATATTAATCTAAGTATTTGTTGCTGATTTAAACCACCTTCTACTATTATATTGCCACTACCTAAAATAGATGTGCTATTTATCGTTTTGATATTTGTTCCACTTATTAGAACATCCTGTTTGCCTGATAAATTCTGATTGTCCGAACCTGCTGAATGTTTCTTTGTCAGCGAATCCGCAATATCGGTATCTGCCTTTACTTGACTGATAGTTAATCCTGAAGGCGGTATCTCAGATGCAATTAAGTCAATAGTTGCCTGATCAATAACTGCTATCTCTGACAGCGGATGTAGTTCCCTTTTTGCATATCGTCCCATTATTGCTGCCCTCCAAATGGTTGATATAACTTAGCTTCCTCTTCTGCTTTCTTCTGCTGCTCGCCAGATATGTTATCCATATATTCCTGAGTCTTGACTTTTACCTTTTCAAGTATCAACTTGTAAGCAAGGTCAAAGAGCCACGGATCAGAGTTTTCCGCCTCTAAATCCTGAAAGATACTCTCAAAGTTCTCCCACAAAGTACGGTTATAAATAGGAACATTGTTTTGACTGATGATAAATCGTATGTCACTTTCAGAATAACCCCGGAAAGGATTTATCTCATTCTTGATTCTCATCTCTTTCAACTCTTCAGGTCTATCGGAATAAAGTATCTCATTAATGTCATCTTCAATAGCCGAGATGGTAGAAGTAGATGCTCCTGCTAACTTAGCCGTCTGAAGTTCTGTCATCAGTTCCTGAAGTCCTTTCATCTTAAAGTCATTCGGGAATTTATGCTGTGCCACCAATCCTTCGTATAAATCTGTAAACGTTGCAATGTCTTTAACGACAAACTCCCAGACCGATGAGTAATGTCTGGCAAAAGGATAAAGAGTGTCATTCATATTGTCAGTTTCAAGGATCTTCTCTGTGGCTGTCACTGATACCTCTTCACGGGTAAACAGATCAGCGTTGAACATCATTGCATGAACCGACTTCTTTAGATATTCAATATATTCCTGCTGAAATGTCAATAGTTCTATCGGAGGTGCTTTATAGACGAGCATATTATCAAGAGGGATCATCATTGCAGGATCTTTCGGTAGTGCCAATGATATGATGTCCATAGTGCCTCTGTGAAGAGGTTGAACACCCGTACCATGACACGTCTCGCACTCATCACCATTAGGGAAGAAACCTTTATTACACGCCGGATTGGTACAAGGCGTAACATAGGCAAATCTCTGCGGAAAGGCGACCATTGCCGTACTTAAATCCAGTTCTGAATCTATCTTTAAAGTCTTCTCCAGGTAAGCCATTACAGCATGAAAAACTGATACAAACGTCCTGCCCTTAGTCTCCGTATCCCTTATAAAACCAAATCTTATAGCAGGAACCTTATCATTTTTAGGTTCATAATAAGTCAGAAGATAGTATTTCTTCTCTATATCAATGACATCTTTATCAAACTTTTGATCCTCGCTTACCTGTTCAACGACAATAGTGTCCCAGCCTAAGTACATCGTGTATTTGAATCCCGGTTGAGGTATTTCTTTATACAAATATGTTATCGGTAATTTGACAATAAGATAATCAAGTATCTCGTTCTGGTATTCAAACATCACAGCTTCCGTAGAGGTAGCAACAAAAGGATACGGCTGTGCTTTCTCTGTTAGGTTGTCAAATGATGTAAATTCAGTAATCAAAAAAGCATTAGGATCAGTGTAGTTGTAATCCACGAAGGCATATTCAAGGTACTTCTCCAGTGACTTGTCACCCCAGTATTTACCGATATATTCTTCCAGTTCCAGTTTTCTTGCATCAGCATCACCTTCATAATCCAGTCTGCGAACTATCGGTTGTTTGCGTGTAGCTTTTTGAAATGGTAGTTTAGTAGAGTTAAGAATAGCCGGACAAACGGATTTAGTTATTTTAGTTCTCTGATCAAACTCTTCGTCTGTCTCACGTGTCACTATCTTCTGAAGCAACTCTTCAATACCTTTGCCGGTCACTAACTTGAAATACTTATCTGCAAGCTCTGTTACCCTCGTGTAATCCTCATGAACTAAGTTCCCTTTGTCATTACCTTTAACAACCCCCTTCAATACCTCCAACCCCTTTACTTTATCCATTTTTTCTTATATTATCTATTTCATCACAAAAAAACAATCCCGGATTTTTCGCTTTCATTTCAGCACGATAGCGATTTTCATGAATCAGAACTTCAAATTCAAGTTTACTAACTCTTTCCTTCAGTGCTATAATTTCATCTTGTAATACTAAAATAGCTTCATCTATTATAATAGTTTTTAAATAACTCTACAGCTTCATATTCAAACAAATCCCCGAAGTGACCATATTTCTGATACTTCTCACCTGTCTCCTTATCTGTTACAATATGTTTATCCTTGCCGCCATCTAATCCTTGTTTACAATACATCAAATCGTTAATCAGATAATGACAACTCTCATCAATGACAATCCTGATAGGTAACTTATCCTCAAACAACCTGTTTATAAAGTCACGTCTTAAAACAACTGAAGGATTACTAACTAGTGTCCGATCTGATCCATTAAACAGGTATTTTCTTAGTTTATATTCAATGACTTCGTAATGATGCGAGAAATCTTTGTTCATCGTTGAACGGTTATGGCCGGAAGCGTCACCATAATAAAATAACCCTGCTTTGTGATTCGGATAACGTAACATAAACTCATCACAGACCTCTTCCGTTGAATTACGTGGATTGACGAGTGCTATCTCATCAAACCAACGCCATTCCCATTTATCACTAACCCTGACAACCTGAGCAATGCCAGCAGAGTTATAAGGTACTGAGTTCTGATCAAACGAAATGTGAATAGGTAATGAAGGATCGTACCTTACAGGCGCAACGTGTTTTAAACGATTGAATGATGAGTAAAACTCTCCACCCAAAACCATAAAAGGATTAGCATAAATTAAAGCCCTGCCCCTCTCCTCTGTATTATTCGCAAGTACGGAATCAATATAGTTCTGTCCTACGTTATGAACATTATGAAGCGTTGAGCTGATTACTGCTTTTTTGTTACCTATCTTTTTCTCAAAAAATGTCTTATCTGAATAAATAAGGTTTGAAATCTCATCAATATAATGATCCAAGTTGAACCATTCCGCAATCCATGGGACTTTGGCCGGTGAGGTTGATATATAAAGAGGGTTCCATTGCTGATCTATTGTACCCGTATCTTTTATCTTCCCACCGGACAAATACATTCCTGGTTGACGTAAACGTGAAAGGATAATCTCTTTGACATCTTCTTCACGTGAATCTTTCGTTTCATCCAACACACTCCAACCCATTTCTTTCCCTGAGTGCATAACAGCATTATCAAGTGAACCTGTAAATATTAACCCTCCATTACGAAATGATATAATATTATTGAAACGATCAAAATTACGTTTACATAATTTCCAATGTACCGGAGGTTCTTTCCCTGAAACATAACAACCTAATGGATTCTCTTTGCTCCATTCTGTCATTCCAGTTGATGCCCAATATTCACGGATACGAAAGAGAGTTGATGTGTTTAGTTGATCGTAAGTGTTTGCAAATATACCCCCCCGAACTGTAGGAAAATTTGAAATCAGTTCTTTTGTTAATATACCGTCAAGATGTGTTTTGCCTGATCCAACCCCTCCGAGAAACAAATTAATAACTGATGTACTTTCAAGTATTGAATATTGCGGGGCTGATATTTCCTGTGTAAGTGTATTCATTAACTCTTCTTCTGTAAGATTACAACAGGTAAGCTGAAATCAAGAGGCTTATCTGCTGTCGTCAGATCAGTTCTTGCTAATTTTGGAATAACATACTCTGATAATTCACTTAATATTCGTATTGCTTTCTCTGGGTTATCATCAGCAATCACTTGGAGCCAACCAGAAAGATTAGGCAAATTCATTTCAATAAGTAACCGATATGCTTCTTTTATATCGCGTGTCACTTTATTTTGTACTCCA